GGAGGAGGGGGTAAAAAGGATTGGTTGTTTAGCGGTCCAGTCATAATCATCGGTGGTAAGGATCTTTGCAAGTCTTGCGTTTTGCAGTGCAATGTCTTCACCAAGATCCTTCTCAGCAAAAGCATCTACAACTGTTTTCCAAGTGTAACCTTTTTCTTCAAATAAAGCAACAGCACGTTTGATACCAATACCAGGTACACCAGCATAACCATCTGTCTGGTCACCTGCAAGCGTCTGTATGAGGTGCCAACGTTGTCCTTCTGCTTCATCCACATTCACGGTTTCATCCATGTTGTAGAGCGTTCCAGGTATCTGGCGCATGTCTTTATCAGGACTGACGATAATGTTACCAGGATATTCAGTAGCGTAAATACCCATGCTATCATCTGCTTCAAGAGTATTCATCAGTATAACTTCATACTCATCTTTAAGAGCATTGATAACACGTTTGTATCCACAAGGTTTTTTGCGGTTACGATGTCCTTTATAAGCAGGCATGATCTCTTTACGAAAGTTAGTACTATCACTAAAGAAAAGAACTACTTCAGGAACATCCCACATGAACTTGTTTTTAATTTTATTTAGTTCACGTTTTACTGCTGCGTATGCTTCACTGAATTTGCTGACAACTACAATTACATCATCACCAAAGTCTAAGTCAGACTCACAAGAGGCACAAGCCTTATAAACAATGTAATCTGCGTCAACAAATAACTTCATTTACCTTGGCCTCTATATTTCTTTTTACCTTTACGTGGCTTACTATGCAAACCGTTACCTTGACGGGTTTTCTTTGATGTAAACGGAATTACGTTTTGTAATCCCATCATTGATTTACTTCTCATTAGTGGGTTTCACTCCAGTTGTTTCCTGTTTTTGCTTCTGCGTCGATTCTGATTCTGAGGTTGTAATGTTCTCCAGCTGCGAGACTGCTAAATACCAAGGATGTTGATAAGTCATCTGTCTGTTCAGGGGAACACTCGAATTGCAATTCGTCATGTATAAAAGCTAGTTGTGAACAACATAAATTTAATTCTTTGATGTTTTGTTGATTGATGACCATCCAACGTTTTGCCAGGATAGCGGAGTTACCTTGAAGGCAGTAGTTTAACGCTTTATGTGGACTATCCACCATAATTTTTCTTCCATCGATAGCTTTGATATATCCTCGTTCTGAAGCTTTCTTAATAGCCTCCAAGAGTTTATCGAGTCCATCAATTGCATTAATATATGCTTCTCTGATTTCCTTACCTTTCTTTTTGGCTTTTGTGGATGAAAGAAGTTTGTCATAGCTGTGTCCAATTTTTTCGTCACCTGCACCATATAGGAATGCATAAGTTACCGTCTTAACTAATTTCCTAGAGATACCTATCTTATCAGCATTTACTTGATGGATGTCTCCGTTAAGTAAGATGTCTGCATATCTTCCATCATCATATCTGGAAAGGAAATGAGACAACATACGTAACTCAATCCCAGACAAATCAGCAGCGACCATGACTTGACCTGGAGATGGTAAGAAAAGTTGTCTAAATCGTGGGTCACTGGGAACTTGGGCAAGGTTTGGGTTTCGGTGTGCACATCTAAAGGTAGAAGTAGCGACAGAACAATGATGATGTATCCTATTAGCAGTCGTAGATAGCTTCAGCCAAGCGTTCGCGCCTTCTGATATCATTCCAAGCATCTTCGTTATCGTCAAAATCCTCAGGAATGCAAGGGCAATCTCTGTCCCTATCTCCTTCAGTATCGGTTCGTCGATGATAGGCTTCCCAGTAGGTGTCTTCTGGGTTGGAGTCCAACCATGAAATGTTTGCAGGATCCATGCTATATGATCTCGTGATGTAGGATTTAGTTCTTTAAGGCGTGTAAGTGGAGCGTCTTTGACATAGCCTTGGGTCCGATTATCTCGCTTAGGAGTAAATATTGGTCCGGCAACGTAAGGATGCCTGTTACGTAGTAATTGATAAGTTTCTTCAAGCTCTTGTCTGAGAGTTGATGTAAGTTGCCATGCAGCGCGTTCATCAAAATACCATCCATGTAGTTCTTGTTTTGTGAGGATTTCTGCTGCGTCATGTTCTAACGCAACCCATTCAGGTATGGTTGGAAGTGTGTCCAAAGTTTTTTAGTTACAGTAACGTCTTGTATCATGTAGTCTTCCATTTCTGGTGACCACTCTTTCCAATCAGTATCTTTACAATAATCACCTTTAGCTTCGTCAAGGCGATAACCCCAAGCAGCTAGTGAATGTGATCCGTAAAGTTTAAGTGGCATACCAGGCCAAGTATTTTGTTTATCCCATTCCATCATGTTCGGGTGATAAAGACGACTAAGCAAAAGAGTGTCCAAGCAATCACCAATACGTCTAAACCATGGATAAAACTTATTGATGATGCTAAGGTCATAATTAATAATGTTATGACCGACAATACAATCAGCGTCTTCGAGGTATTGGATAGCGCGTACGATAGGTTCAGCCGCTTGTTTCTGCGTAGCTGACGTAAACGATTGATCATTAAAGACCATTGTTTTTTCAGTGTTGGTGTCGTAGATGCAAAGACAGTGGATTTTGGTAGCATCATTTAGAAGCCCGTTTGTCTCCAGATCGAAGATCAGCATTATTCCAGTGGTAAGTTTTGTCTACAAATTGTGCACGTTTAACTGCCTCTGCACTGGGAGGATTAGGTTTAAAAATCTGTTGTGGCGTCAAACTCTGTTGTTTCATTGAATTTACAAGTGGATAGGTTGTAGTTTAATCGACAAGCAATGCCTGTTTCCCCAGAGTAGCGATTCTTGAGAACTCTAACAATTGTATCAGAGTGTTTAGTTTCACTCTGTTGATTTCTTTCGAGTCCAATAACTGCATCGCTAAGTTGAGCGATTGCCGCACTTCCTCTAAGTTGTCCGAGTGTAACACGTGCACCTTCTTCATGGTTTTGATCGGATGATCCTCGTTTTAAATGTGAAACTAAAAATAATACGATACCAGTACGCTCAACAAGTGAACGTAAGCGTGTCATTGTTTGATCTATCATCCTACGTTCATCACCATCAAGTCCACTCATCAGAATGGATAGGTGATCAAGGAAGATGATCTTACAATCAAGTCCTGAGGCTAGGTATTCAATCCTGTTATAAATAATATCAGGATCAAAACTACCAAAGCCATCGAAAAGATAAAGGTTCCACTTATTAATACTGGAATCAAACGCTTTTGTAAGGGTGTCATGACTATGTTCTCCTAGTGTTAGGTTGTTACCTACAGCAGCAGACATCAAACCTAAAGCTGTACGGCGGTTTGACTCTTCAAGTGCCAAGTATCCAACCCGTTCTCCGTTCGATAACAAGTGAGCAGCCAAGTCTCGACACACGGACGACTTGCCTTGGCCTGATCCTGAAGTAATTGTGACAAGCTCTCCGCGCCTAATCCCGTGAAGCTTTGACTGTAATCCTTGAAATGGGTAGTCATAATCAGCTGGTGGTTGTGGTGTGGTAACTAATTCAAGTAAAGATTTAGCATCTACAATGCCATCAGGTCTAAATTCCTTACGTTTAAAGAATGCATCATCGATAGCCTTGTTATCGCTAGCTTGTAAGGCTTCTGAGAGGTCCTTGTAAGCCTCTAGACGGGCGATGTAAGCCTTGCCAGGTGGTAATACACTTGCAGCTTCCTCAGCAGCCTTCTGGCCTGGTTCATCAGAATCAAACCAAAGCATTATTTCTTCATAACCTTGAAGAAACTCTAGGTTTTTTTGAATTGCTTTCTTAGCTCCGGCTGCACCGCTAGGTAATGATACTACAGGCCAAGTTGGGTATAGCTCTGCATAAGACACACAATCTAGTTCACCTTCTGTGATGATTATACGCTTACCACTACTTCCCCATAAATGTTGACCAAAGAATGTACCAGGTGTTTCTCCTTCGTAAGTAAATTGTTTGTCTTTAGTTTTTATCTTAGCACCTTTTACAATGCCAGATGGATCATGATAGTAAAACCTTAGCTTATCTCCATCACGATACACTTTAAATTTCTCACAAGTCTTCTGGCTGATCTTGCGTTTCTGCAACCGTTCGGCTGAGCCTTTGATTTGCACAATAGAATTAGTGTGAATGTGTGTTGTTATTTCTGGTCCATTAGTGTAAGTATGGCATACAAAACAATAGCCATGGCCATCTGTATAAATACTATTACCATCAGATGAGCCACAACTATCGCAGGGTGCATGTCTTACAAACTCAGAGGAGCCAGTCGATTGGGATATTGTGGAATGATGTCCACGGTATGTTATGTTTGTCACACCATTTAGCGTATGTCGTCTTTGATCCTTTACTAATTTTATTATATGGTGCTTGAAAGACCATACGTAAATCAAGTTCAGGGTGTTGTTCTTTTACGTTCTTGATCTTACGTCTGTCTTCAGCTTCCCAATAACCTTTACATTCTAAATATATCCCGTTGGGTAATAGAAAATCAGGAGTGTAGATATGCTGGATGATATATGGAACCTTAGTAGATTCATATTCATATTTTACACCCAGCTCACACATAAGATCAGCAACTCTTTCTTCAAGTCCTGATCGAAATGCCATTAGAAGTCATCCTCTTCAGTTTCAGAAGGAGTTACATTAGGCTCATCAGCTTTGAACCCTTCAGTCTTACCAAATAGTGCTGCAACGTTCTCAGCAGACATATCACCAGTGTCTACACCAGCTGCTGTATTGAGAGACACCAGTTGTACACCAACCAATTTAAGGCTTGTTCCATACGTAACTCCATCACGGAGGATGTAGGGTTTTTGGTAGAACGCAAGCTTAACACGACTACCAGCATACATAGGTGTATTCTCATCATCGATAACTGTCCCTTCAGTATCGACAACAGGTGGACGAGATTCTTCATTCCAAGAGAACTTAACTTTGTATTGTCCTTCAGTAACTTCTTCCCAAGGTTCAGGCTTAAGAGTAGAACGCTTAGGGTTCTTCAGTTTAGCTTCTGCCCACTTAAGGGATTGAATACGATCATATTCTAGTACATCAACCATTTTT